CTTGCTCAGGCAAGCGCCGTCAAGTCGTACCAGTCAGCCAACGTCGCCTAATCGTTTAGGCAACTAGGTTGAGCAGCAGGGAGTCGGGCTTCGGCTCGGCTCCCTGTTCGCTTCAGGAGGGGAAATGGACATCTGGAAGAGACTGAAGAAACTAGGGCGCAAGGGCGCTGCTAAAATCAACGCAGAGGCACCTACGAGCCACGTAGAGCGCGCCATTGTGGTCAGGTGGGGCAATACAGCCACCGTGAAACGAACGCCGCTTAGAGAGCGGGAAAAGGGAGAAGACGAGTGACTCAGTATCTTGCGTCTAGGCAGATGAGCGTGGGGACTGCGGCTGCCAGCGTTGTCGAGGCTCGCGTTGCTGGCACTGAGGTTCACCTGCACGCACTTGCTGGCAACTCAAAGGACGTGTTGGTTGGCGCTTCAGACCTGACGCTTGCCAATGGCTTTGTGCTACGCAAGGGCGAACACGTGCAAATCCGGCTGATGGAGCGGCAGACGCTCTATGCTATCGCCGAGAACGATGGTCAAATCCTTACCGTCTTGTCAGTCGGAGGCATCTAATGTCATATGCAAGTCTCGCCGAGTTCAAGGCTGCAATCGGGATCAGCGACAGCTCTGACGATACGGCGCTGCAGTCTGTCCTCGATGCGACCGACGCACTCATTGACCTTTACACCGATCGCAAGAACGGCTTTGGCACAGCGACACAAACGCGCTACTACACCGCAACCGACTACAAGTACGTCCTGATTGACGATCTTGTAAGCATCACGACGTTGCAGACGGATGACGACGGCAACGGCACCTACGAGACAACGTGGACGGCGAACACGGACTACAACCTCGCGCCTGGCAATGCCGCGCTTGATGGGTTCCCGTACAACGAGATTGACGTGTCGGTCAACTGGCCGCGCAACTTCCCACGCGACGTCTATCGCGGCGTCAAGGTGGTCGGCGTCTTCGGATGGCCGGCAGTGCCAAGCGCCGTGAAGCAGGCGGCAATCATTCAAGCCGGCGCAGTCTGGTCCTCGCGCACCTCGCCGTTCGGCGTCATCGGCTCGCAAGACCTCGGCGGCATTCTTCGCCAGACGCGCGCCCTTCATCCTGAATCTCAAGTGCTGCTTGAGGCATACCGCAAGCGCGAAGGGCTGGCTCGATAATGCCGAACCTAAACACCTACAACCTTGAGATTCAGCAGGGCGCGACGCTATCACTCGTTGCAACCTGGAAGGATTCCGCTGGCACGGCAATCAACCTGACTGGCTACACGGCACGACTCAACGTCCGAGAGACCTACTCATCCGCGTCAGCGATCCTGACGCTCACCACGGAGAACGGTGGCATCACGCTTGGCGGAGCTGCGGGAACCATCACTCTCACGGCGACCGCGACCGCGACTGCGGCGCTGACCGCACCGTTCAGCGGCGTCTACGACCTTGAGATGGTCGCCGCCGGTGGCGTCGTCACTCGACTCTTGGAAGGAGTGGCAACTGTCTCGCCAGAGGTGACGAGGTGACCGTCAGCGTAACCGTCACTAGGCAGACGGTCACTATTGACGACGGCAGAGATGTTGTAACAGTAAGCCCAGTCACGCAAAGCGTCTCCGTTGCATCGCCTGGACCTTCAGGTCCGCAGGGCGCCGCTGGTGCAACTGGTGCCACTGGACCGCAAGGTCCTGCTGGTGCAACAGGTGCAACTGGAGCTACTGGTCCTCAGGGTCCGACTGGCGCTACAGGCGCAACAGGAGCCACTGGCCCAGAAGGTCCTAAGGGCGATACTGGCGACACTGGCGCAACTGGCGCAACGGGTGCGACAGGTGCCACAGGTGCTACGGGTCCACAAGGTCCACAAGGCGAGCAAGGTATTCAGGGTCCTGAGGGTATTCAAGGACCGCAAGGCATTCAGGGTCCGAAGGGCGACACTGGAGATACCGGCGCAACTGGCGCCGCTGGCGATAAGTACCAGACGAGCAGCACGAGCAGCCTGACAATCGGCACTGGCTCAAAGAGCCTCACCGTGCAGACGGGCTTGTCATACACCGTCAACCAGTCAGTCATTGTGAGCTACGACGTCGGCAACCATATGCACGGCGAAGTTGATTCGTACAACAGCGGCACTGGCGCACTCGTCGTCAATGTGCTTTCCGTCGAGGGCAGCGGCACCTACTCATCGTGGGTCGTCAACCTTGCAGGCGCCGTTGGAGCAACTGGCGCGACAGGGGCAACTGGCGCGACAGGCGCGCAAGGACCGCAAGGCATTCAGGGAATCCAGGGCGAGCAGGGTATTCAAGGCGTCAAGGGCGACACAGGAGACACAGGTCCGACAGGAGCAACTGGAGCAACTGGCCCTGCGGGTGCGACTGGAGCTACAGGTGCGACTGGACCGCAAGGTCCACAAGGCGACAAAGGCGATACAGGTGATACAGGCGCGACTGGCGCCACCGGCGCGACTGGACCTGCAGGCTCTGCCGCGACGATCGCTGTTGGCACCGTCACGCAAGGCACTGCCTTTGTCATCACGAACAGCGGCTCATCCTCCGCTGCGGTCTTTGACTTCACGCTTGTCAAGGGCGACAAGGGAGACACAGGGGATACCGGCGCGACAGGTGCAACGGGACCGCAGGGACCTCAGGGTGATCCTGGCGTAGTCGCCGCAACATCGCCGATCACGCTGACAAGTGGGACGGTCGCAATCGGCACGGCCGCGATTGGCGACGTGTACGGCGCAACAACGCTCACCGACTCAACCTCATCCACCTTGACCACAACGGCAGCCACGCCGAACAGCGTGAAGTCAGCCTATGACTTGGCTGGCACGGCAATCCCAAAGAACACGGTCACGACGGCAGGCGACATTCTGTACGCCTCTGGCTCGGCGACGGTTGCTCGATTGGGGATCGGCGCAACCGATCAGGTGCTGGTCGTCGCTTCGGGTGCGCCTGCGTGGGCATACAAGCCGAACGTCGTTGTAAACGCGCAGACTGGAACTGCCTACACGCTTGCGCTCACGGATTCAGGCAAACTGGTTGAGATGTCCAACGCCGCTGCGATCACGCTCAGCGTGCCAACAAACGCGACTACGGCGTTCCCAACTGGGACGCAGATTGACCTCTTGCAAACTGGTGCTGGGACTGTAACCGTGGGGGGCGCGGGAGTCACCTTGCAATCAAACGGAAGCAAGTTGAAGTTGAACGGTCAGTACGCAGCCGCGACGCTCATCAAGCGCGCGGAAGATACTTGGGTGCTGATCGGCAACCTGACGAGCTAATGAGTACGCTCGGCATCTGGGCATCGGCTGGCGGTGTGTCGTTCGTCACCGCCACTGGCGGAACTGAAACCACGTCGGGCGGCTACAAGTACCACAAGTTCACGGCGGCGGGAACCTTCACGGTTAGCGCCGGTGGAGACATTGAGGTTCTCTGTATTGCTGGCGGCGGCGCTGGAGGCGGATACCTGTCTACCAGCATTGGTGGCGGCGGAGGAGGTGCTGGCGGGTTGAAGTATTCAAGTGTTGCAACATCTGCAGGAACATTTGTTGTTGCGGTTGGGGCAGGTGGAAGCTTCAACTCAACCGGCGCTGGCGCGAATGGAAATAACAGCACCTACAACGCAACGACCGTTGTCGGGACTGCTGGCGGCGGCGGCGGTCTCGGAAACTCAACAACGGCTTCGGCAAACGGGAAAAACGGCGGATCTGGCGGAGGAGCGTCACGCGGAACAGCGGCAAACGGAACTGCCGGAACTGGGACGAGTGGACAAGGAAACAACGGCGGCTCGATTGCAAATGACAATCCAGGCGGCGGTGGTGGTGCAGGAGCTGCGGGATCTTCTTCTCCAAGCAGTAGTACCGGTGCAGCAGGAGGCGTTGGGTCAACGGCGTACACAACGTGGGGATCTGCAACGTCTTCTGGTCAGAACAGCGGTGGAACGTATTATTTTGCTGGCGGCGGCGGAGGCGGCATTGTAGGTACGTTCAAGTTTCCAAGAAGCCCTGGCGCAAATGGACTTGGGACTGGAACGAATACTGGCGGCGGCGGCAAGGGTCGTTATAGCGAAGGAGACGGTGCGACAGGCGGCGAGTCAGGAAACTCCGGCATTGTGATTATTCGTTACCTGACGGCATAGGAGGTTAGATGGCACACTTTGCAGAGATTGACCAAGACAACAAAGTGATTCGCGTGCTTGTCGTGCCAGACGATCAGGAGGACCGAGGCCAGGAGTACCTTGCCACCGATCTTGGGCTTGGCGGAACGTGGCTCAAGACCTCCTACAACACCTATGGTGGCGTTCACGCAAACGGCGGTACACCGTTTCGCAAGAACTACGCTGGGATTGGGATGGCATACGACGCAGAGCGTGACGCATTCATTTCCGAGCAGCCAGATCCGAGCTGGACGCTCAACGAAGAGACGTGTTTGTGGGAAGATCCAAACGCCCAGCCAGAACTAGTAATACCGGAACCACTAAGTGAGTGAGGCCAGATCCTGCGGCACTTGCACTAAGTGCTGCGAGGGATGGCTTCCAACCGTAATACTTGGGCAGCAACTCAAGGTCGGGTCTCCGTGCAGGTTCATCTGTAGCGGGGGAGGCTGCTCGATTTACAACAGCGGAAGACCTAGAGACTGCGTTGATTTTACTTGCCTTTGGATAGACGATAAAGAAGTCCCAGACTGGGTAAAGCCAGAAAACTCTAAGGTAATCGCTAGGCTTATGCCAAAGGGGTTTGAGAAGGACGGCAAGGGGACATTAGACATTATTCCTGCTGGCAGCGTGGTCACGGACGAGTATCGAGCGTGGGCTAAGATGTACGCTGAGCAGCACGGACTGCATTATCGGGAGTATGGAGTGAACGCCTAATGAGCTTCAACGACGCCGAGATTATCGCTGGACTTGCGGAACACCTAAAGTCGGTCCTTCCGCCGGTTGGGTACGCCATCCGAGCCGTCCATCCTTATCCCCCAGATAACCTCGCCGTAGCGCCCGCCATCGTGATCGTGCCAGGAGATGACACGGTGAGTTACGGCGCCTCTAATCGTCAGATCACGTTGACCCTCAATGCAACGCTTTACATTCAGCCCCAAGCTGACCTTGCGCGCAAGTACGCCGACCTTATGGTGTGGCGCACCTGGCTGCGTGACTCGCTGATTGACGGCGTAACACTAGACAACACGGCGGCCGTGGCGCAGGCAAGCGTCGTCTCAACCACGATGGGGACTGACACGTGGGGCGACGCCGACTTCCTGACCATTACCGCAGTTGTGGAGGTCGCCTCCGTCGAGGCGATTGCAACCAGTGCCTGACTTGAAGAAGCCAATCTCTTACAAGGTCATCAGCCACATTGACGTGCAGTTCGTGCCAGGTTCAATCCCACAGGGAGAGTTCGTGGCTGGGTTGCCGTCAGACGGTAGTATCATCAGCGCACCCGTGGTCCAGGCAGAAGCTTGGATCGCAGCAGGAATCGCCAAGCGTGCCGCGACTGCGGCTGAAGACAAGGAGACCGAATAATGCCAGCCGCATCTGCAGGGAACGTCCTGTTCAGCAAACTGGTCGCCTTCAAGGAGGCGACGCCTGGAACTATCCCAACGCTGACCAGCGGCGGCCGCAAGCTGCTCGTCACGCCAACTGGCGTGATCAGCAATGGCACAACCATTGAACTTGGCACCGAGCGATCCGTTGCGCTTCGCAACCCGCTCATCGGCTCCACCGGCACGATCGTCTCCGTTGAGCCAACGCTCAGCGCGACCGTCCCTGCCGTGAGCGTCGGCGAACTTCCACTCTGGCTCTCAATGACGCGCACCGATACGCCTTCAGGCACGGCTGCGCCATACGAGTGGGACTACGACTACTCGATGACAGCAGCAAACTCGCCGACGTCCTACACGTTGATCGCAACGGATGGCACGCAGGCATACGCCGCGAACTACTGCTTGGCTGAGTCAATCACGATTGCGGCAGACCGCAACGGACTGACCAACCTGAGCGCCAACCTCTTCGCGCAGCAGATCGCCAAGAACAGCGCGACGCTTGCCGAAGGCACGCCGACTTCGCCGTTTATGTCGGGACGCCTCTGGAACGCCTTCCAGCACGGCTCAACCTTTCCAGGCACGGCTGACGGAACCGCATACGAGTACCTGCTCGACTTCTCACTGGAGTTCAACGCAGGCATCACGCGCCAAGCGTACCTTGCAGGCACGACCGTTTTCAGCACGCACGCCGAAAGCAACCCATTCACTGGCACGCTGACGATGACGGTAAGCAGCACGGCGAGCGCAGTCTCGACGTGGTACGACGCTTATCAGGCAGCGACCCCGAAGGGCGTGCGACTGACGTGGAGCAACGGCACCTACTCGGCACACATCCTTGCGATGATCGTCCCAACGGAAGTTCAGCAGATGGCTGGCGCCGAAGATGGTCTGACCACGATGGCCGTGACTGGCACGCTGGTCTACGACACGGTGAGCGCGAAGAGCCTTCGCATCGTCGTGAACAGCGACTTGGCGGCGTTGCCGTAAGTTCAACCTAGTAGCAGAGGAGGAGGCT